CCTTATCCGAAAGGTATTACCCAAAGAACAGTTACTCGTTATGTATCCTGATTACTCAGCAAAGATTAAAAAGGCTTCGGGGACGTACAAAGAATTTAATTATACAGATGGTCATCAAATGAGTTCTGATTTTCAACAGAACGATATGAATCTTGCATATGATTCTAAGGGGGGCGATTCTTCTCTTATAGATTATATTGAAGCGTTTGAAAAAGAAAAAAGAGCATTTTATAATGTATTTATTCAAATACCACCAAGTCCACAAGATTTACAAAAAGCGCAACAACAAGTAGATGTTCGTATTAAAGAAGTGTCTCAAGAAATGGAAATAAAAATGCTAGAGATGCAAAAGCAGATGGAAATGGCGGTACAATCGGGAGAAATGTTGCCCGAACGGATGCAGTTAGAGTTAGAAAAAGCGATGAAAGAGAATGAAGCTCAATTAGCTCAACTTAGCCAAGAACTATTAGCCAAAGCGCAAAAAGAATTAGTAATTACTGAAAATAAAATAATGTCAGAAAAAGCTTACAAAGTGTTTGTAAGCATTCCTCTTAACGCTCAGCATGTTGTTGAAGCAATAAAGTTTTACAAGCAAATTGTAAAGCTAACGTGTATTGTGGGAGATCAATTATTAAAAGAAAGAGATCTTCCTAGTGAACATTATCCAATTGTACCTATAACATACAAATGGACTGGTTCACCTTACCCTATGAGTGCAGTTGCACCACTAGTAGGAAAGCAAAGAGAAATCAATAAAGCACATCAGTTGATGGTTCATAATGCTTCTCTTGGGTCTTCGTTGCGTTGGATGTATGAAGAAGGTTCTGTTGATACAGAATATTGGGAAAAGTATTCTTCTGCTCCTGGCGCATTGTTACCTGTTAATAGTGGTTTTGCTCCTCCAACTCCTGTAATGCCTATGCAGTTAAGTAGTTCCTTTGCTCAGATAGTCGAGTCTGGAAAATCTGAAATGGAATATCTTGCAGGAATTTTTTCACAATCTATGGGGAACTCTTCAGGCGCATCTGAAACATACAGAGGGATGTTAGCTTTGGATGAGTATGGTACTCGTAGAGTTAAGCAATGGATGAAATCATCCGTAGAACCTTCTTTGGTTCAATTGGGTAAGGTGATAAAAGATTATACACAAGCAGTATACAAAGCACATAAAGTATTTCGCATTGTGCAACCAAACGATCTTCAGAAGGAAGGAAAAGAAGTAGAAATTAATGTTCCTATCTATAATGATATGGGAGAAGCAGTTTCTAAATATATGGATTACGAATCCGCAAAATTTGATATAAAAATTGTAGCAGGGTCTACGTTGCCTGTAAATAGGTGGGCGTATCTTGCCGAAATGAAAGAATTATTAAAATTAGGCGTTGTTGATGATATTGCAGTCTTAGCAGAAACAGATGTAAGACAGAAAGATAAAATCGCACAACGTAAATCCTTGTATTCTCAAATGCAAGGTCAGATTTCCGAGCTAAGTGAACAAGTAAAAGATAAAGACGGACAGTTGCAGACTATGGAACGTCAGCTAATATCAGCAGGCGTAAAAGCTAAAGTTATGCAAGTAGAGAATGAAATGAGAAAGACTGCGGGAGATGCGCAACTATCAATGAGGGATACTGCAAAAGGTATGCAAGTTGATAGACAAGCAACTCTTGATAAACTGCGGTTAATTGAAAAAGAAGCTCGGATGAACAAAAAGGAAAGCAAATGAACGATAATAATTCGGTAAACCCAGAGACTGAAGAATTTACTCAAGAAGAAGTGGATTCTACGATATTTGGCTCCGACTCAGACCAGTTTTTTGCCGATCTTGACCAAGAGGTCAATGGATCAGTAATAGATCCGACAGATGATGCAGAAACACAAGAAGTAACTCAGGCTCCAGTTGTAGAACAACAGGGCAACCCTGACCCTTTAGAAACAGAACGTGTCAATTATGAGAAACGGTACAAAGATTCATCTCGTGAGGCTCAAAAATTAAAAAGCCAATTAGATGAAGTTGAACCGTTTATGCCTATCCTCAACAAGTTAAACGAGGATGAGCAATTGGTTGAAGTAGTTAAAGACTATTTAGTGAATGGTAAGTCAGCACCGAAAATGGAGATTCCTGAAGATTTTGAATTTGATCTGCAGGATGCCATTGGAAATCAAAATTCTGATTCAGCTAAATATTTTAACGGTCTCATGGATAAAGCAGTTACTTCTAAAGTGAACAACATACTCGGACAAGAACGTCAAAGAACGGAAGCCGAAAAACAAAATCAACTGTTAGAAAAGGACGCTAATTCATTTAAAGAAAAGACAGGATTGTCAGACGAAGGGTTTGATGATTTAATGTCTTGGGCAAATGAACATAAGATGTCTTACGAAGATTTATACTTTATGAAAAATAGAGATAAAGTAAGTCAGAATGTGTCTAATGCGACTCGAAAAGATATGATGAATCAAATGCAAGCAGTACGAAATATTCCTACGTCAGGAGCAGATGTAAACTCTGCACCCGCACCGAAGAAAGATACAAATCGTAACGTATTGGATGCATTGAAAGGATTAGATGGTGGGGTTGACAATATCTTTGGCTAATGGTCACAAGATAATAGGAGTTAACAATGGCAGATAGTCCATTAAAACTAGGTAATCTTGGGCAACAGGCCGCAATAGCGACTGATCAATCAAAAATAGGTGATCTTAGAAGACGGTATAATTTTGGGTCTGCAGTATCCGAATTAGCAATCGAACAAACACCTTTTTTTAGATTTTTATCCCAAGTAGCAGTGGATCCAACAGACGATTCAGAATTTAAAACAACAGAAGAACGCTCAATGTGGCATAAAAGATATGGCTACGTTGTAGGTGTTGACCAAAATGGTGATGGAACGCAGACTAATTTTGCAGATGATAAGGCATTGGTTGACGGTGAATTAGCATTAGGAAGTGAATTTGCTATAAAGGTAGGAACTGATTATAAGTCTGAAGGAAACGTTCAGTCTATTCTTGGTAGAACTCCAATTGTGGTAGGTGCAGCAGGAACTGCTCCTATTTTCATGATGGAGGGGCAATTAATGAAGATACCTCTTTATAAAGCAACATTAGAAGCTGATGCACAAATAAGTGAAGCTGATGGAGATTATATCGTTGTACGCTTAGGTGCTGTAACTATAGATGGTCAATATGCTTATTCTAAGGTTACTGTAAAAAGAGCTTCAAGCGCAGGATACATCTACTTAGCAAATTCATTGGCAAACAGCACTCCTAACGGTATAGCCAGTGTAACTCTTGATTCAGGCTTTACTGAAGCAAACAAGTGTTATGTTGTTGGTTCTGCTCACGCTGAAGGAAGTGGATTTCCTGGCACTTTTAAAGATAGTCCGTACTTAGTTCGTACTGGGTATACACAAATCTTTAAAACAACTTGCCAAATGACAAACACAGCTCGTGCTACACAGTTGAAGTTTGCACAAGATGAGTGGGCTAGAGTGTGGAAGAATAAACTAATCGAGCATAAATACGACATTGAAACTGCATTGCTTTTTGGAGCAGGTAGTTACGATAGTACAAATCGTATTGGTTATTCCGCAGGTATTGTAGATTATGTTCTTAACAATGGAAACGTATTTACTTGGTCTACTGCTAAGTCATCAGATGATTTCTTGCAGGATATGTCCAGTTTTATGGATCCTCGTTATAACAATGCTAACTCTACTTTATTCATGGTAAGTACAGAAGTGTACAACTGGTTGCATAAACTAGGTGGATATTTTGCTGCTAACATGAAATCTCTTAATACTGCTACTGGTAAAGATTCAGCAAGAGCTGATTTTGCAATTACTGGTAAGTCTAAGAAGTATGGTTTAGACATCACTACAATTTCTACTCCTTATGGGGATATGAATTGTACTCGTAACATCCATTTGGATGGCGGGCAAGGTGGAGCATCCATTGTAGGTGTAAACATGAAGCACGTCAAATATCGTCCATTGGTCGGTAATGGTGTGAATCGTGATACATCTATCTTTGTTGGTGTTCAGTCTTTGGAGAATACAGGGGTGGATCGTAGGATTGACCTTATTCAAACAGAAGCTGGTCTTCAGTGTATTATGCCTGAAGCACACGCAGTTTGGAAGTAATCATCTAAACGAATATTATGGGGGAGGGCAACTTCCCCCAATAATATAAATTGTTATTATAAAGTTTTGGACGACTTTTTATAACAGGAGTGGCACATGGGATTTAAAACAGACATACAAAAATATACAGGAACAATAGCTGACGGAGACTCAGCTCAACCATTAGCAGATGGCGTAAAAGACGTTGTTAATCGGATGATGAAAATATCTCCTGACAGTATGTTTATGTTTTCAGGTCTTATTCAAAATACTTCGGGGAATAGTTATGTCGCTATTTCAGATACAGATAAAATATTAGATGTAAATAGGTTAAAGGTACTCAATGGTGTTATAACCTATCGTAATTGTGTGGAAATACCTGCTAGTTTACGAGGAGATGTTCAAGATGCAGGATCTTTACATAAAGCGACAGAAGAGTTTCCTGTTTATTACAAATTTAATGGGAGAATATATGTTCTTCCTTCTGCACCAACTGCAGATAAGATTCAAGTAAACAAAGTTGTTTATGGAGCAATTACTGACGCTGATGGTAATAGTTCTTCTATTGCTAATTTTCCAACAGGGATGGTTCCATTAGTTATTTTATACGCTTCTTCAAAAATCATACTTCAAAAAATGGCTAGTTACTCCTCTTTACCAACCGATCTTAATTTTAGCGGGTTACTAGGTAGCGCAACGAGTATTCCTTCTTCAGCGGCTGATTTTGGGCTTTCTACAGATATTCTAGGAAACAGTGGTGTGTTAAATGATACAGGGTTTGAAATTCCTCTT